CTATGAATCCTCCTTTCGTAGTATATAATAGTCGCATAACCGAATATTCGGTTATGCGACTATTATATACTACTGAATGAACATTTGCAAGCCTGTATCGCCTGTCCTTCAATTATGGGAGAGAAATTAATTCCCATTCATGATAATTTCTGACTAAGCACTTAACTTTTTCATCATCTTCGACAATTATTCCATCTCTACTTTCTCTTGAAATAGGAAAAAATGCATTTAAGCAAATAAAAAAAAGGACCTGCCAGAGTGATTAAACTCCAGCAGGCCCATGGCATATATTTTTATTTTCGTAGCTGCTTCAATGCTTCTTGCAGCCGATCCGGTATGGGAAGTCCCATCCGTGCAGCATTTTCCACAATGGAAAGTCCCTCATTGGATAAGTAGAACAAGATGGTGGCAGTCCGTAAGGCGCTGCCGGAACCGAGCATTGTCACATCCAGCGTATGGGCCACACCGACGAGTACAAAAAGAAGCACCTTCCGGCAGATGCCCATAAAACCAATCTCACTGGATAGCTGCCGTTCCCGGCAGGCACATAACACACCCGTGATGTAATCCAGACAAACAAACGTCAGCAGGGCATAGAGCAGATTGTCAAAGCCGCCGATGAACCAGCCAAGCCAGGCACCGACTGCCGCGCACCCGATTCGTATTTCATTCCAGGTCATTCTCATCACCCCGCCAGGGTAGCCTTGATTTCAAGATACTGGTCCCCATATTTTACATTATCGATAAACTGGATATTGTATTTCTGATTGCGGAACTTAATGTTCCATTTTTCCGAGATATCCGAGCGGTACCGGATGACGAACGACACATCCTTTTCCAGATGAACGGCTGCGGCGAAGAAATACTCTCCGCCGTGGATATTGGTCACCTTGGCCCATGTACTGCCTTTGCTGACCAGGGTGCTATCATAGCCGCCCTGCCCGTCGGAGACATCTTCTTCCACCAGTAGCTCAATCCGCTGCTTCATTTCCCCGATATCCATCAGAACACCTCATCCCGATAGGAAAACAGCATGGCCCGCATGAGCTTGATCATGGCATCGAAGTCCGCCGTATCCCGGTTCTCATACAGATAGGCCACACCATACAGAATGGCCGTCTTGATGTCCTCCGGCAATGTCGTGTAGTCGCTTAACGGATGGCGCAGTACATTTTCCACCGTCGTCGTGGAGGACTGAATCAAATTGTCGATCAAAGCATCCTCCACATCATTATCAATACGGAGATATAATTTAGCTTCGTCCCGTGTTACTGCCATGCTGCCACCTTCCTTCCGTTATTTGCTGGCCTGTTTGAGCGTCTTGATGGCCTCCGGCAATACAATCTTGGCATCGACACGCTGGGAGCCGAGAAAACCGACCTGCCCGGTAACTGCGTATAATTCGTTCAGGCGCTTAAAGGTGCGGCCCTGCCTGTCGGCAATCCAATAGTAGGAAAAGTCACCGAACAGTACCGTCTTGGCATCGGCTGCCATCTGCGGCATATACCGGCTGGTGACGACCGGGCAGTTCAGAATCTTATCCGGCACATCGGCACTGACGGAAGGCTGCCAGATATACTGTCCCTGCGTATCTTTCAGCTTCCGGATAGCCTTGACGGTGTTTTCATGCAGCAGCAATGTAGCCGACTTGCGGTATGGTTCACGAAGCGAATAGTACAACTCGATCAAATCGTCGAAGGTAATCGCTGTAGCAGAAGCGGCAGTCAAGCCATCCGAAGCACCGGCGGCATCGACGAGGATGCCGGACGGACGATCTGTTCCGGTGCCGGTGAGGAAGGCTTCTTCTTCGGCATTGCCAAGCCTTCTGGCAAATTCCTGCGCCATATATCCTTCCAGGTCGAAGGCGGAATCGTTCAACAGCTCCTCGGATACCTTAACGAGCGTACCCAGCTTATGCGCCCCGATGGATACCTGGCCGAAAGTGGTGTTGCTTTCAGTGTAGGCGGCTTCTTCATCCGTCCATGCGGCAGTACCTTCGCTGGCAACAACCGGAATCTTATGGTCGCCGCTGGCGGTCTGGATCACATGGGACAGGGAGCGCAGCACATTTTCTTCGGCAAGCATCTGGATCAGCGTCCGTTCGAACTCGTCCGGTACCAGGTAGCCGCCCTGGGGATCGGCTCCTTCCTTTAAGGTGTTTCGAATTTCCGGACGGGACTTGCCGCGCATGCTGTCCCAAAAGGCAGGGGCATAAGCGTCGCTGAACCTGCCATGCTTCGTTACATCCTGCTTTGCAGGCTGGTTGACGATAGCACTTGAGGTCGGCCTGCTTAATTCGAGATCAATGGCCGCCTGCGTTTTCAGTCGGTCGATTTCCTTGCCCAGCGCCATGACATCGGCTTCCATCTTATCGTAGGTGGCAGCATCTTCGATGGAGAGTGTGTCACCGGCTGCCTGCTTTTCATCCAGGAAGGCCTTGGCCTGTTCCCAGATATTAGCACGTTTTTCCTGCAGTTCTAATAGTTTACTCATATTGGTACCTCCATTTAATGTGTTAAGAGCGACAGCCGCTGCTGCAGCGACGCTACGGATATATGTGACTCTGTTTTTATCCTTGATTTATTGGCGATGGCTTTGTTCAACAACGCATTGGTGACCTGCCGCCGGGAAAAAGAATAACTTCCCATACTGGCAGCATCATGCATTTGTTTGCTATCACTATCAGTCAAAATGCTGTCGGCAAAGCCGAGTTCGATTGCTTTTCCTGCATTCATCCAGGTCTCGGCATCCATCAGATGGGATAACTGGGTGCGGGAGAGTCCTGTCTTTAATTCATACGCATTGATAATGGATTCCTTGACCTCGGACAGCATGGAGATGGCCCGTTCCATTTCATCGGTGTCGCCCATGGCAATCGTGAACGGATTGTGGATCATCATCAACGCAGTCGGTGCCATATTGACACTCGTGCCTGCCATGGCAATCACGGAGGCTGCCGAAGCCGCGATTCCGTCGATATTGACATGAACCTGCCCGGCATAATCCATCAGCATGGCATAGATCTGGCTGGCTGCTACGCAGTCGCCGCCGGGCGAGTTCAGCCACAAGGTGACATTACCCTGTCCGGATGCCAGTTCGTTTTTAAACAGCTTCGGCGTTATCTCGTCATCAAACCAGCTTTCCTCGGCAATGGTACCGTCAATGGTAAGGATGCGTCCGGTATCGTCATCGGTATTCCAGTTCCAAAATTTCTTCATGGGGTTTTCCCCTCGCTTTCGGTATAAAATTTTCCTGCCTTGTCCAGCGGCAGCATATTGCCGTTGACCAGATACGTATCGCCGCCCTGTTCGGCAGGGATGCGGTTCATATCCTCAAGCTCCCGGATGTCGTTGGCGGAGAGCCAGCCGTTCTGCCTGCCGATCGCATACCCATTCATGCGGCTCTGGTAGTCGCCGCGCAACAGGCCGTCCACATTAAACTTCGTAAAGACCTGCAAGCGTTCCGACGGCAGCACCAACTGCTGGTTCATGGCCTGTTCCCAGCGGACGCACCAGGGATTCAAGGTATATTTGACAAATTCCAGCGACTGCTGCTCGATATTGGAGAAGGTGGACTTTTCCAGATCTCCGACCATATGCGGCGGCACCCGGAAGATACGGGCGATCTCGTCGATCTGGAACTTCCGTGTTTCAAGAAACTGTGCCTGATCCGGCGGGATGGAGAGCTGCTGGAAGGTCATACCTTCTTCCAAGACAGCTACATTATGCCGGTTCGTGCCGGAAAATTGGGCATGCCAGCTTTCCCGCAGTTTGACCGGATCTTTCACGATGCCCGGATGCTCCAAGATGCCGCCCGGCGTAGCACCATTGGCAAAGAATAATGCACCGTACTGCTCGGCTGCCAGCGACATGCCGATGGCATTCTTGGCCATGGCGATCGGACTGTAGCCGATGAGTCCGTCAAACCCAAGTCCCGGAACATGCAGCACCTCGTCCTGCGACAGGACAATCTGCTGGCAGCGGTTATCTGCGCCGAACTCGTCCGAGTCCTTGGAGTAGGTATAGATAAGCTGACCGTTGGCGGCCCGGCTGACATCCATCTTGCTTGGCAGCAGCGGGTACAGTGCAATTGGCTGCCCGGTGCCGTTCCGGATGATCTGTGCGTAGGCATTGCCCCATAACAGCAGATGGCTCATGAGCGTTTCCCGGAAGATGAAGCTCGTCATTTCCGGATTGGGGGCATCATGGAGCAACCTATACAGCGGATGATTGATGGCCTTGTCCTTGCCGCCATCCGGTGTATAGCGGTACATATTGAGCGGCAGTCCGGCGATAGCCTCGGACAGCACCCGGACGCAGGCATAAACCGCCGTTGTCTGCATGGCGGTCCGTTCCGTCACTACATTTCCGGATGAGGTTGGACCGAACAGGAACGTAAAGGCCGTAGACAGATAGTTTTTCGGCTTATCGCGTGACTTTTTGCCCCATATACGTTGGAATATACTCATAAAATCAATAACCCCCTTTGGTCATATACGCTTTCGCTGTTGTCGTTGCCGCAGCGGATGGCACGGTCGAGTGCCATAACCGTAGCCACGACACCGTCAATCTTTTCGGTGGATTTCTCCTTATCCGGCTTGATATTGCCCGCCGGATCGGATTTGATGAAGATGTTGTCCATCATCCAACGCAGTACCGGCTGCCCGTCGTGGGCGATCTTCTTTTCCAGCGTCAGCTTCATCAGTTCCTTGGTAGGAGGGCTCATATCCTTGAATCCCTGCCCGAACGGGACGACGGTAAATCCCATGCCCTCGAGGTTCTGCACCATCTGCACCGCACCCCAGCGGTCAAAGGCGATCTCCCGGATGTTGTACTGCTCGCCCATGGTTTCGATGAACTTTTCGATGTAGCCGTAATGGACGACGTTCCCTTCCGTCGTGTGCAGGAATCCCTGCTTCTGCCATACGTCATAAGGGACATGATCCCGCCGGACACGCAGTGATACGTTTTCCTCCGGTATCCAGAAATAGGGCAGCACAACATAGTTGTCTGCTTCATCCTGCGGCGGAAACACCAGCACAAAAGCCGTAATATCCGTCGTGGAGGATAAGTCCAAGCCACCATAGCAGACGCGTCCTTTTAACTCATCCGGCTGTACGGGAAACGCGCAGGCGTCCCATTTGTCCATCGGCATCCAGCGGATCGCCTGCTTGACCCATTGGTTCAAACGAAGCTGCCGGAAGGCGTTCTCCTCGGCAGGATTCTGTCTGGCGGATTCGCAAGCTGCCTTGACCTTGTCCATGCCGACCGTAATGCCAAGCGAAGGGTTGGCTTTCTTCCACACCTTCACATCCGTCCAGTCGTCGGTTTCCTTGGCACCGTATATCACCGGATAGAAGGTGGCATCTATCTTCCGGCCTGCGATGATATCCAGTGCCTTCTGATGGGTTTCATAGCAGATGGAGTGGGTGTCTGTCCCGGCGGTCGTAATAAGAAAATACAACGGCTGCGTCCGGGCATCGCCGGAGCCTTTGGTCATGACATCAAACAGCTTCCGGTTCGGCTGCGTGTGCAGTTCGTCGAAGATCACGCCGCTTACGTTAAAGCCATGCTTGCTATAGGCATCAGCAGACAAGACCTGGTAAAAGCTGTGTGTGGGAAGGTAGATGATCCGTTTCTGCGAGGCCAGGAGCTTCACCCGCTTGGATAAGGCCGGACACATCCGTACCATATCCGCCGCCACCTCAAAGACAATGGATGCCTGCTGGCGGTCGGCGGCACAGCCATACACCTCGGCACGTTGTTCCCCGTCACCACAGCATAAAAGCAAGGCTACCGCTGCCGCCAGTTCCGACTTACCCTGCTTCTTGGGAATCTCGATGTAGGCAGTATTGAACTGTCGGTAGCCGTTCGGCTTTTCGCATCCCTGTCATCAAAGTTAAATAAAATATAGCCCTGTGTTTCAATTCACTGTAGTTATCAGGTAAATCATCTATTGCCTTCAGCAATTTCTTCAGCTGTTCTTCCTGAATAATGGGATAGTGATGATAATTAGGCTTTGGTATTTCTCTGTGTTCTAATCTGTCACAAGGGTTTTCCTTGATATAGCCCCATTCAACAGCTTTAGACAGGATATGTTTTAAAAGAGCAAAGTTTTTGTGAATCATCGTCTCTGACAAGAATCGTTGTTTTTGCCTAGAATTATGATGAATCTCACTCTGGTGAAGTTCATAGATGAAAGCCCGGATATCTTCAACGTTGATATTTTCGATAGGTTTGTCATGGAAGAATGGCAGAATCCGGTTTCGCAACAGTGTCCGGTTATGTTCCCTTGTCGTCATGGCCAGATGGATATTATGTCTCTTATCCCAGATACCGACAAAATTATCAAAGGTAATTGCCATATCCTTATGGACAGGAGCAGCTACTTCTTCAGCTTGTAATTCTTTTGCCTGAAGTTGTAGTCTGAATTTATCTAGTTCCTTCATAGCGGCTCTTTTGGATTTAGCTACGATGCGTTTACTTTTACGGATTTTGTTGCCGTCCTTATCTTGACCTATATAGACCCGAAGCTTCCAATGACCATTTCCTCGATTGATTACAGTAGCCAA